AACAGCTCTCGCGCATTGGCATGTCGCAGCGAAAGCTAGCCAAGCGTATTGACTTGGACCCCGCAGCTATTTCCTACATGTTCGCTGGCAAGCGAGGCATGTCTATGGACGAAGCCAAAGCCATTGCCGCTGAACTGCTCTTGCCTGTTACCGAGGTCATGCGCCAGGCCGGCATCGAGGTGCTGGATGATGTGAGAAAAGTCCCCATCGCTGGTTATATCGGCCAGGGATCGATCGTTACCCTATTGCCTAAAGGCACCCACGACACCGCCATGGCCCCACCCGATGTGCCATCAGGGTCGTTTGCCATTCAGGTGCGTATGGTCCAGACCACGTTTGATGGCTGGCTATACTTCGTCTCAGGCGTACAAGAGCCGCCCGAAAACACGACGGATTGTCTGTGCTTGGTAGCCGTCGAGGATGGCCGGCTTTTGCAAGGCATCGTGCGCCGCGGCTACAAGCGCGAGCTTTTTAACCTGATACTCTCGCCTGATGGCGGCACCGTACTTGAAAACCAAAAGATTGCGTGGGCTGCCCGCGTTCTTTGGATCCAGCCGCTTTAATATTCTGGCAATTGGTGAATATTTTTCATCTTTTTCTTTGGTTTGGGCGTTGAGCTTTTCTCAACACTAGTGCAGAATCTCAATCACTGACACGGCGTCAGCAACTGACAACCGAACTGGAGAACTGAACATGCTTGAACTAATTCATCACGACGGCGACATCTGGGCAGTAATCGGTCACGGCGCATTGCGCGACGACGGCTTGCAGTATTGCCACCTGGCCAGCACCACCCGCTTTGTCCAGCAGCGCAATGGCAAGCGCGCCATTCAGATTGGCGACTGGATCAACCCGCAAGACATTGAACTTGAATTCACTAACTAATCTGGAGAACTGAACATGACACTCGCACTCGCAACCAAAACCTCCGTCACCATCGAAGAACTGGTCGATCAACTGATCGGCGCAAAATCAGCAGAGCGCAATGCCATCGCGCAGCGCGTTGCCATCGAAGAGCAAATCATCAAGATGCTGGGTAAGCGTGAAGAAGGCGCGCACACGACCGAGCTCGCCAACGGCATGAAGGTCACCATCACCGGCAAGCTCACCTACAGCGCCGACATGGAGAAGCTGCAAGAGATCTGCGCCAAGCTGCCGCAAGAGTTTCGCCCCATCAAAATCAAGACAGAGATCGACACCACCGGATGCAAATTCCTGCGCGCCAATGAACCGGTGATCTGGGCGCGCCTGGCCAAGGCCATCACCATTAAGGAAGCCAAGGCCAGCGTCGAGATCAAGGCATGAGCCGACTGCAAGTCATTGCATACACCGTGGTCTACGCCGCGGCCATCGTAGTCGGATTGTTGGACCTGTTGGTCTGGCGTCCATAACTGAAAGCAAACCATGGCATTTAACCTAAACTCAATCAAACGCTCAACTGGCATTAAAGCGCCACGGGTGATGATCTACGGCCCGCACGGCCTGGGCAAAACCACCTTCGGTGCCGGTGCACCCAACCCGGTATTCATCCTGACCGAAGACGGCCTGGGCCGCTTGGAAGTCGATCACTTCCCCGTCGCGGAGTCTTTTGACGATGTGCTTGGTGCGATTGGCACATTGTATGAAGAAGATCACAACTTCAACACGGTCGTTATCGACTCGCTGGACTGGCTCGACAGCCTGATCTGGAAAGACATCCACAGTAAGCACGACGACAAAGCCCTGGCCTACGGCAAGGGCGCTGTGATCGCAGCCGACTACTGGCGCACCGTGCTCGACGGCCTGGCCGCCTTGCGTGACGACAAGGGCATGGCCGTAGTGCTGATCGCGCACACCGAGATCAAACGCTTCGACTCACCCGAGACAGAGCCCTATGACCGCTACCGCCCCAAGCTGCAGGAGCGGTCCAGCGCGCTGATCCAGGAGTGGTGCGACGCGGTGCTGTTCTGCAACTACCGCGTGATTACAAAAGAAACCGAGGTCGGGTTCAACAAGGAAGTGCGCCGGGGTGTGACGACCGGCGAGCGCCTGATGTACACGACCGAGAAACCGGCCTATCTGGCCAAAAACCGCTACGCATTACCCGATTCGCTTCCGCTGTCCTGGGATGCTTTTGCCACCGCCATCGCTTAACTGAAAAGGAAACTTAACCATGGCCTCAATTAGCTTCGACGCAAACAACGTAGAACCCGCTGACTCTTTCGACGTACTGCCCAAGGGCAAGTACCTGTGCATGGCTGTGGCTAGCCAGATCAAGCCGACCAAGTCCGGGACCGGCGACTACCTCGAGATCACTTTCGAAGTGATCGACGGCCAAGGCAAGGGCCGCAAGATCTGGGAGCGGCTGAACATTCGCAACGCCAACAAGAAGGCCGAGGAAATCAGCCAACGCCAGCTCTCGGCGCTCTGCCGCAGCGTGGGCGTGATGAACCTGCAAGACACCGACCAGCTCCACAACATCCCGGTGGTCTTGGACATCGACATCGAACAGCGCGACGGCTACGACCCGCAAAACCGCGTCAAGGGCTACGGCTCGAGCGGCAACACGGCACCCGTCGCAACGAACGCTGCACTGCGTGCCAGCGCACCAGCCCCGGCAGCCGCACCCGCCGCCGCCGCGGGAGGTGCGCCAGTGTGGAAACGCAAGACAGCAACAGCCTAAAACTTTCGGGCCGAAAGCGGATGCTGGCGTGCCGCCCTGCGTGAAGCGGACGCATTGCAGCCAGACGCAGCGAGTAGGCCCACCTTTTAACTGGAGAACTTAAATGAAAACAATATTGATCTTACTGACCATAACGCTTGCTGCCTGCTCAACGCCGACACCATCACCAACCGTGGCAAAAGTACCGCCCCAGGTCGAGGTTGACCTGGTAACCGACAAACAGATTCAAGTCATGACGCGCAGCGAGGTGATCACTGCGATCAACGAATGCGAAGTCAACGGCACTCGCGCTGTCGTGATCAACAGCCGCCGCAAGATCAACGGCTACAGCACTGAAGTCGTGGTCGATGTGACCTGCGCACCTAGATACAAGTTCTGATCATGAAGCTACCTGAACCCGTCCACACTCACACCACGGCGACCGCGATCGTGCAGTGGTATGAGAAAAAGACCGACGCGCCGCGCCCGCACCTGGGTGCCAGCGAGATCGGCAAGCCTTGCGACCGGGCGCTCTGGTACAGCTTCCGCTGGGTGACCAAGAAGAAATTCCCTGGTCGCATCAAGCGCCTGTTCGATACCGGCTTCCGCGAAGAGGTGCGCTTCTTGGAAGAGCTGCGCGGCATCGGTGTTGAGGTGTACGACTGCGACCCAGACACCAAACAGCAACACCGCTTTTCTGCGGTCGGTGGCCACTTTGGTGGGAGCTGTGACGCAATCGGTCGCGGCTTTCCTGAAGCGCCCAAAAGCTGGGCTATCGTGGAATTTAAAACACACGGTGCCAAGAGCTTTGCTGACCTAACAAAGAAAGGCGTCGAGGAAGCCAAGCCCGAGCACTACGCGCAGATGCAGGTCTACATGGGCCTAGCCGAATTGGACCGTGCGCTGTACCTGGCGGTCAACAAAGACACCGACGAGCTGCACTCCGAATGGATTCACTTCGATAAGTCTGCATTCGAAGCACTGCTCGAGCGCGCTGAGAAGATCATCCAGGCAGACGAGCCGCCTGCCGGCATTAGCACTGACCCGGCCTGGTATCAGTGCAAGTTCTGCGACCACGCTGCGACGTGCCACGGCGAGATCGCTGCGCAAAAAAACTGCCGCACCTGTGTGCATTCATCACCCATCGATAACGACTGGCGCTGTGAAGCCCAGGTTCGCAGCCTGTCTGTAGATGAGCAGCGCGTGGGTTGCCGCTCGCATTTGATGCTGCCGCCGCTGGTGCCATACGCTGAAGCGATCGATGCCGGCGAAGGATTCATTAAGTACCAGCACAAGGACAGCGGGCTGATCTTTGCCAACTGCACCGAGAACGCGGACCGCAGTGAAGAGAACATGGGCACCGACATCCTAGCGTGCTTCACCAGTGCCGAACTGGCGGTCGCAGTACGCAACTATGTGGCCAGCAAAGAGCATGCGGATTTTAAAAATGCGTTCCCTGGCAGCAAGTTAATCAGCAGCAGCGCCATTGAAGAAGCTGAAGTTCCCTTTTGAAAGAAAAGCATGAACGCAAAAAAAGCTAAAGCGCTGCGCCGAATGATGGACCAGTTGCATGGCCACCGTCCCGAGCACGCATTCAAAGCGATGACGATGGGCTTTGCGCAGGGCATGGTGACGGTTGCCGCCGATACCCAGCGCGGTCAGTACGTCGCGATGAAGAAGCTAATCAAGCGAGAGTACAAATGATGACAGTCGATGAACTGTCCGACCTCCTGCTCGAGCGTGCGCGGGATGAACACGACATCGAAGCGGCTAGGCTGCTGCGCAAATTCAAACGCAGCCACGATGTGGCGCGTGAGGTTGTCATGGCCAACACGCACCAAGGCAGCAAAGCAGCGTATGCCGAGCTGGTGGATCTGATGAAAGGGAAAGCAGAATGACTGAGCTACCGCAGGTCACGACAGATCAGCTCTACTTCCGTGACCCGGACATCGACCCGCCACCGAAAACTACCAGCATGCTGCTGTTGAATGCCGGTGGTGTGTGCATCATCGGCACATGGACTGATGGCTGCATCGGTTGGTGCCCCAAGCCCAAGATCCCGCAGGCTTTGAAAGACAAGATCAGCAAGCAATCGTTGTGGCGCAAGCGGCCAAAAGCCGAGAAAGAAAATGAACCATGAGCCACAGCATCGAGACTGTATTTGCCTGCTACGCCAAGCTGGTGGCCGATTGACTACAAGGAACCGAAAACTGAAATGAAACTGCGCCACTACCAAACTGATGCCATCCAATCGATCTATGACTGGTTTGCCGCCGGCAAAGATGCACCGCTGATCGTGACACCCACCGGCAGTGGCAAGTCGGTGATCCTGGGCGGCTTCATCAAGCGCGCCATTCACGATCACCCGGACACGCACATCCTGGTAGTCACGCATGTTAAAGAGCTGGTCGAGCAGGACGCCAAAGCAATCCGCGCCATCTGCCCGCACGCATCCGTTGGTATCTACTCTGCCGGCCTGGGCAAGAAGCAGTTGAAGCAGATCACGGTCGCCAGCATCCAGTCGATCTACCGCACCAAGACATTCTATGGCCGGTTCGATCTGATCATCGTGGACGAAGCGCACCTGATCCCGCACGGCGATTCGGGCATGTATCGCAGGCTGCTCGACGAAAGCGCCAAGGCCAACCAGTATGTGAAGCTGATCGGCTTAACCGCCACACCCTACCGGCTCGACTCCGGCGTGCTGCACGAAGGCGACGGTGCCATGTTCGATGGCATTAGCTATGAAGCGAATGTTGCCGACCTGATCGACCAAGGGTATCTCTGCCGGTTGACTGCCAAACACGGCGCTGATGTGGATCTGTCTGGTGTGCGCCTGTTAGGCGGCGAGTACAACCTGGGCCAACTAGGTGAGCGCATGTCAGCGCTCGAGCTGGTCGAGCACCACGCAGATCTGATTATCGAACGCTGCGCGGAGCGCAATTGCTGGCTAATATTTTGCGTCACGGTCAAGCATGCAGCGCAGGTCACATCAGCCCTGCGCGATCGCGGTATCACCGCCGAGTATGTGTCCGGCGACATGGGCGACGATGAGCGCGACGGAAAAATCGCTGCATTTAAGGCCGGCCAGGTGCGCGCCCTGGTGAACTGCAATATTTTGACGACGGGTTTTGATCACCCGCCGCTGGACGCAATCGTAATGCTACGCCCAACGATGTCTCCAGGCTTGTATGTGCAGATGGTCGGCCGCGGCTTGCGCCTGCATGAGAGCAAGACCGACTGCCTGGTGCTGGATTTTGGGGGCAACGTGCGCCGGCATGGATTCATCGACGCAGTCGAGCCACCGAAGAAGGGTAAAAAAGGCCCCGCGCAATCGGCCCCGGTGAAGGAGTGCCCGCGCTGCAATGCGCTGGTGCCTATTATGAAGCATGTGTGCGACTGCGGGTTTGAGTTTCCAATCGCTGAACGCGAAAACGAAACAGTCGCGCACGTCGGTGCCATCATTTCTACCGAGGTGCCACCGATGGAAATGAAGGTGGACCGGATGCGTTATGCCAAACACATGGGCAAGTCGGGAGTGCCGACACTGCGCGTGGATTACATCTGCGGGCTACGCATCATCAGCGAGTATGTGTGCATCGAGCACAGCGGGTATCCCAGGACGAAGGCAATCAACTGGTGGGGATCGCGCTGGTCTGATCGCTTCGAACCTGTGCCGGTTAGCGTAGACGACGCGTTGCTGTTGACGCACCAGCTAATCGAGCCAGAACAAATTGTTGTGTCGTTTGCTACGAAGTTCCCAGAGATTAAGCGGCATGTGTTTGGTGTTGAGA